AATCAAACCATTTTTGTTTTTTTTCTTTATGATTACTGTTACTTAATAAAACTAAATATATAGACATAAAAATCAAAATAGGGCTAAGAATTAATACTATAGTAAATAAATCTTTCATCGTCCTTGTCCTCTATATTGTTTTGGTTTAGGGGAATGTTTATTATAAGATTTTTTAGCATTACCTCTTTTTCTTTTACCAAATGTTATTTTTTGAGAGTCTGATTTTGCTTTAGCCATTTTTTATAAATTTAATTTTTAATGAATAAGTTGGAATAGTAAAGTTACCACTCCAACTGTAATTGCTGAAATTAAAATAAGGGTTGTTCGTCAGTTTGTTCATATCCATTTGGTTGACTTAAAAAATCATTGTTTGTTTGGGTTTTCCCACTTGATAATAATTGTATGCTTGCGACTCTTACTGCTAGCTGTGGCATTACTTCATTTGTATTGCTGTTTCTGTATGTTTTAGCCTCTGGGTATCCATCAACATAAACTTGAGTACCCTTTTTTAAATACAAAGCTAGATTAACTTTATCAGTCCAATAAGCGCATGAAGCCCAAGTTGTTCTGTTTACTTCAGCTCCTTCTTTGTTTTTGTACTTTTCAGAATGTGCCACCGAAAAATTAATAACTTTTCTACCGTTTACATCATTTACCGTAGCATCTTGTCCTAAGTGTCCGATTAATTGTAATTTGATCATCTTTTTTTGTTTATAATTAAAAAATATTTTCTTCTGAAAATGGCATCCAGCCATCTTGTTCTAATGTTTGTTGAGTAGGTTGTTTTGGTTTAAAATCTATATTCTTTTGGTTTAATAAAAGCTGCAAAGAATCAATACCGGTAAAGAAAAATCTCCTTGTTTTAAAAACCATCTCAAATACCGTAAAACCTTTCTTACCTACGATTTTTTGCCTTCTAATTTTCTTACTATGGAATTCGCAAGTGGGGTTCTGCGGATCTGTTTGAGCAAATGGTCTATGATAAACCAAAATATTATCCATCTTGTTATTCCACATTGCCCCATCGGTCAAATCAAATACATCTGGGCAAGGATAGTTTCCATCTCCAGCTTTAGCCATCTTAATTGGGTGAGCTATAATCCAAAAGAAAACATTATTCACTTGAGCAAATCTTGAGAATACCGATAATACCCACTCTAAATACTTATCACTTCTTGAAAACTTCTGGTATTCATTTGTTAACTGGTTAAATGGATCAATATCCACACCATCTACATTTTCTTTAATGATTAACTCCAAAAATACTTCCATGATATATTGCGGAGTTGGTGAAACATCCTTTGGGTAAACATAAAATATGTGCTTACAAACCATATCATACACTTGTTCATAAACTTGTCTTGAAGGTCTGTGTGGATTATTAGGACTGCAATCGCAACCCAAAATAATTTCTACAAAATCGTGATAGTATTCTTCTGGTGGGTTATCTTCTGGTGAAAATGTTGCAAACTTTTCTCCGTACAATAAAATCCTCATTGCTTGATACCACTTCTTAAATGATGACTTTCCGTAGTTACCAATACCTGTAAGAACTGTAATCTCGCCTCTTTTTGGCTTAAATCTTTCATCAATATCTGGTATATTTATACCATCTACTTGAGCATAACCATTATCGTAAATGCTTAACGCCTGCTCTTTTACATCAATTCCATAAATAACATCTTTTAACTTGATCCCCTCGTCAAATACAGCCTTTTCAACCTCAACTTCTTTTCTTGTAACTTTATCTACCAATTGCTCTTTATCAAAATTTGCACTACCAAATCTTGATGCGTTCGCACGATATGCTGATGCAATCGCTTTATCTGCTTCTCTTTTCGTAAACTCTGAATTACTAATAAACTCATTATGAATCATACCATTTGCAGTAATCTCGTGTATTCCAAATCGGCAGCAAGCTGAAGCAAGTTTAAAAATAAAATTATTCCTTTCCCCAGTAACAAAAGCCTCGTTCTTATTGGAAAGCCAAGTCAAAATGTTCTTGAAAATCTTTTGGTCGTCTGCCGTTCTTTCGTAGGTAACAACTTTTTCAATTTTCTTAACCTTTTTGAAAACCTCAGCTTTTTCGTTTATGTAAATTTCAGGATCATAACTCTCATAACAAACACGACTGGGGTTAATACCACTTCTATCTAAATTACCAAAAACCTCTTGCAATGCTTGGAAATGCTCTCTATGTTTTAAACCATCCGCAATTTTAACCAAAGCTTTTAATCCATTCCCAGAAGGGCTAACCCAACAAGCATAAACAAATGGTTGGGATATAATTTCGGTTTGCCTATCTCTAAGCTCGTAAACATTGTCAAAATCTAGGACAATAAATCCACTATGCTCAATAAGGTCAACATCTTGCCTATTTGCACCGAATTTCCCACTAAAACAAACGGATGGCAAATTCTTTTTAAGATTATCAGCCTTGTCCTTGTCTAGTGTATTTCTTATTTCTTCTACAGCAGCTTTACTAACTCCATTTTTTATCCTATCTAAGCAATATTCAACGGTTCTATAATTGGGTTCTTTAGAATAAATGTTCTTAAAAATTGTTATCATCAGTAATCTTGTGGTTTAAAGGCTTTTCTAGCCGCTTCTAATTGATTTTGATATGTATTACCATTTTTAGAAAATCCTGTCTTATTTTGCCTCTTAACGGCATCTACGACCCATCTTTTGATAGTTAGGTAATCAGATTTTGTTTTATAAGACTTTTCGATCTTGTAAGCGGAAAGGTAATCATACATTTCAGAAACTTCTTTTTCGCCAAATTCAGTAATTAAATTCGTATTTTCTTTTTCGGACAAAGAAACGTTATCCCTATAATATATTTTATTTCCTTTTATTTCCTTTCCTTTCCTTTCCTTTTTAGCATTGCCTTCGGATTGCGTTTGCAATGCGTTCGCATTTTCCCATCTATAACTTGCTGATTTTCTTGCACTTTCGCTTTTACTATTTCTTTGATCTAATCTTTCTTGTACAGAATTACTACCAAAAAAATCACCGTTAAAAACGAATAAATCAAAGTCATTTATTACGGACGCTACAATTTCGCTATCCGACCTTAAATCATACGCAATGCCATCGTAATCCGTTCGCAATGCGTTCGCATTATTATATAAATCTTCAATTATAGCCCAGAAAACGCCATATCCTTGCATCCCATGTTTTCTAATCAACCTCTTTATCTTTTCATCATTACGAACATTATAGTCGTGTGAGAAATAAAATGTATCTTTTGGCATTTTTTATGCTTTCTTAATAGTTAATAAAATCGGTATCTAATACTCTATTTATTTTTGCTAGGTTTGAATCTGACAAAGCAAAATTCTTTTGTTTAAAAACTGAATAAAGGGTTGCGTAAGGTATTTCTGTTTTGTTGGAAAGCCAAGCCAATGGGCGTTCTATGCTTTCAAGATGATCCATAATCTCATCTCTAACATCCTTTTTTTCCATAAATTTTTTGATTGTTTATACAAAGTAAAATATAATAATTGATATTGTGAAATTTTTTTTCGCAAATTTTTATTTTGTTTTAAAAAATTAAATAAATACCTTTGAAAAAATTAAGATTATGACACCAAAAGAAAAGGCAAAAGAAATTTATACCACATTTAAATTTGAACTTGATTTTTATATAGATAAAAAAAATAGTGAATTATGCGCTAAATATTTTTCTATGTTTTCTGTTAATCAAATTTTAAAAGCTCATTTATATGATGAATCAGAAAATAAATATTGGTTTGATGTAATAAAAGAAATTCAAGAATTATAATGGAAAACGCTGATTTAGTATATGAAATGGCTAGAAAATTAGATATGGTAATTGAAGTAACTAAAGAAGGTAAGTATATTGGTAAGTATAAATTTATAGATGGTAAACTGCATAAATTAAAAGAAGATGAGAAACTCGACAATAATAGTAAAAAAGAAGAAGTGCGCTAATTGTGGCAAGATTGATTACCACTTTTCAAATAAAATGTGCAAGCAATGCGCAACAATACATAGTACACAAAAACGTATGGAAGAATTTGAAGAAGATGGAGAAAGCTTCCAGTATTTAGTATCTGACCTTGATAGAATATTTAGTCAGTATATTAGAAATAAACACGCAGATAAACATGGCGTTGTATTATGTTATACTTGTGATGAAAAAATGACAATACCAGAAAGCCAGTGTGGCCATTTTATACCAAGATCAAATTTAGGTACAAGATGGATGGAACAAAATTGCAGACCCCAGTGTATGGAATGTAATTGTTACCAATTTGGGAACTTAGAAGAATATGAAAATAAATTACACACAGAAAATAGCGGATTAGTAGAATATCTTCAAGAAACCGCAAGACAAGTAACTAAACCAACTAAAGATGAGCTTAAATCTTTGATCATTGAATACAGGTCAAAGCTAAACCTAGTAAAAAAGAAATTTATAAATAAAAATTAGTATTTTTACAGAGGTAATCAGTTTTTTAGTTTTTTAGTTAGTTAAAACGATACCCCTATATTCTTATAGGGGTTTTTTTATACAAAAAGGCCGCCAACGTAGAAACGTAGCGGCGATTAATTGCTTAAACCTTACTATGCTTAAAATAAAATTAATAATTTTTATGTTTTTAATAAAATTTATTTTTTTAATTAAATAAATTAATTTAATTTTGGTAAACAAATAAATAAAAATGGCAAGATTAGTAAGTCCAGATTCAGTATCTAGCAAGGTGGCAAGCCTTAAAATTGGAGAAACGATAAGATTAGATAATCCTTATTCTTCAGTAGCGGTAATGATTTCATTTTTAAAGAAAAAGCAAGAGCATCAAGATAAAATTTTTAAGATTAAAGTAATAAATAACGTAACTACAGTAACTAGAAGATTATAATATGCATATTCAAACTATTAATTACCAAAAGACATTTAATTTAGGAAACTATTCTTCTGAAAAAATAGGAGTTGAGATAGTTTTAAACGCTGGAGAAGATGCTAAGCAAGCATTAGACACAGCAAAAGCACTGGTAGAGGAATACCACAAAGAAAACTTCAAAGAAGTTATTCAAGAACCAGAAATAGTAGTATCACCAGAACAAGAAGTAGATAACACTATGGCTTTTATTGATTCTTGCAAGACTGAAGGAGAATTAAGAGAAGTTTATTTGATGTGCCAAAAGAACCCAGTGCTTAAAAGTTATTATGATCTTAAAATTGCCACCTTTAAAACTAAAAAATAATGATTAATTTTTCTGAAACCCTTATTAGGGCAAGTTCTGTTGGTTATTTAATGACAGATCCACAATCAAAAGCAGATAAAGAAGCTGGTATGCTTTCTAAAACTGCACAAAGACATTTGCTAGATGTTTACATTGCTGAGAAGTATGGTCGCAAACGCGATATACAAACAAAACAAATGAAAAAAGGTATTGAAGTAGAAGATCAATCTATTGAATTACTTAACAAGTATTGGGGAACCAGTTATTCTAAGAACCAAGATAGATATACCAATGGTTTTATTACTGGACATCCAGATATTTTAGATAGCGGCAAAGTTGTTGATATAAAATCAAGCTATGATTTATGGACTTTTTTAGGCAACCTCCCAGATAAGTTAGATAGTTTATACTATTGGCAATTAATGTCTTATATGTGGCTTACTGGAGCAACAAAAGGCTATATTGCATACTGTTTATCTAACACTCCATTTGGCATAGTTGAGCAAGAGAAAAGATATTTATTAAATAGAATGGATGTTATATCAGAAGAAAGCCCAGAGTATCTAAAGGAAGCAAATAAACTAGAATTTAACATGACTTTTGATGATATTGATATAGCAGAAAGAGTTTTAGTGTTTACGGTAGAAAGAAACGAAGATGATATTGTAAGAATTCAAAACAGAGTAGAAAAGGCAAGAGAATTTTTACACGAAATTGAATTAACGCATTTAAATTTTAACAAATAGTGCAAAGAGGGGCTAATATAATTAATGCCATACAAAATTTAAAGATGGCGCAAGAACAATTTGATGATTTTTGCAGACAATACCCTAATACTAAAGGTTATCATTTATTTAAAGGATATAGTAAGCGAATTGATTTTATATTTTCAGACATTATAACCCATCCATATATTACCGATGAAGTTAGGGACGGCATAAAGAAAGAAATAGCGAGTGATGTGTTTGCCGTTCCAGCTATCATCGAAAAGGTTGGATTAATAACGCCAGAACAAAGAGAAATTATAGAAAATACCCTAGACGCAATGTTGGATGGGCAAGATGTTAAGATTATAGATATAGAAGAAAAATAAAATAAAAAATATGGAACAATTTGACTTTTGTATGCAGTTTGATAATGATGAAATTCATGTAATTGCAGCAGCAGAAAATTCGGACGGATTTATGGAAATAAAAATTACCCCAGTAATGGATGGTGGCGTAATGTTTCAAGATCCAACAACAGGTAAAAAAGTAAGATTATTTGCAAGACCAATTACGGATGCAGGTAGAGCAATATTAGAAGCCGAAAAGCCAGAAGAATAATGAAGAAACAGGTTTGTACAAAGTGTAAGGTTAAAAAACCATCGACAGATTTTTCAGTAGATAAACGAGCAACAAGCGGAAGATGTACCCAGTGCAAAAAATGCATGGCTGCATATAAACGCAACAGATTTAAGCAAGAAATTGTTGCTTATGATTTTTTCCCAGATTACGCCGCTTAGGATTTCTTATGTGCGTTAGCAAACTTACGAGCTGCTTCAACGCTACCAAATCCCCAAGCTTTCAAAGCTAATGCTTTACGAGTTGGTTCTCCGTTTGGTTTTTTCATAGCACCAGTCATACCAGCAAATCTTGCTGCAAATGAAACTCTACGAGGATTAGTTCCAGATTTTACTGGAGCTTTTAAATTTCCTCCTGTTTCTGCGTTATAAGATGCTCTACCCTTTGCGTTTAGACCACCTTCCGGGTTTTTACCCTCTTTTCTCTGCCAAGCTCCTGCCATAAGTTATGTTTGATTTGGTTCTAATATCTTTATGAGTGAATTGCCATAACTCACCCGTATCATTTA